TGGATATCTAGTTCATCAACTAATTTCATAAAATTCTGCCTACCATTAATTCGGCCTCCCCAATTAAATCCTTTCTCAAGACGTTGCAGACTCTCATTAATTGGTTTAACAACTGATTGACCAATTAAAGTAGGTACATCTTCATAACCAATAACGCACCTAGATTTTAACTCCTTGCAATGATCTGTTAATTCAGCAATATTTCTCTTTTCACGTCCACCTACATATAACAGAGACCTGTCTATTAACTTGACCCCGGGTAAAATAACTTTCTTCACAAGATCGTATGCTGACCTCTTAGTAATCGGTGTCGTTCTTCCTCTTTTTGATGATATTAATCTAGAAGTGCTCACACCGGGATGTGCCTTAGGATTTACCCCAAGACCCAAGATCGATTCCGGAACATATTCAGGCAACTTAGGTAATACGAAATCTATCCCAACACGTGATTTCATTCCTTCAATTAACTCATCAACAGAATACTTTTTACTATGAGGCTTTGCCATTTCTCGTAAATTTCTATTACTATACTGCCATGAACCAGGTTTAACAGATACATAATTTCCCGCTATATGCTGCTTTCATTCAGGTACTACACTACCAATAATTAAATAAGCATCCAAATCCATATCATATGTCGGTTTATAACCCTTCTTATAAACCTTACCATTATAAACACCAACGATTTTACTGATTTTATTAATTGGTAAGGGCAAATCACTCTCATAAGAATAGGGTTTATTCCGTTCTTTAACAATAAGATGTTTTAGATTGACCTTGCGTAAATCAACAAGGCGACGCTCTTTAACCTCATAACCATACTTAACAAAATTCTTATACTTATAAAATCTACCAACACGACCCATATGCTTAAACCTATTAAATTTACTATTAAGAAATTTTTCTTTGAGATGATCCGAATGAGTACATGAAACTAAATCATCGATACTATTCTTTGAGAATAACTTTGGTGCTAATAAATCAGTCTGAATAAACTTTCCTTTTTTAGCTTCCTTCCTCAATTCATTTCATCCAGCAATAAACTTTCTCATCCTAGACTCAAAATGATCCCAATTACCTGCTAGGTCAAGCTCTGTTACTACTTTGTATTAAGTATTTCAATTAATTCATCAATATTAATTTTACCATTAGTGTAATCCAATGCAA